GCAAGCTGTTTTTAACATAGTAACAATTATTGACAAATAGTAATAGTTTTATGCTATCATTCAAAATATACGCAATTATATCAGTTGATTAAACACTCGTAACAACTGTTGACAAATAGACATAGTTGCAAGTAAAGTTGCAGGGGTTCGATGGAATTGCCTATTGTAACAATAATTGTTATAATAATTTATAGTATTTTCAATAGGTTGACAATTTTTGTCATGATGTTGACAATTTTTGTCACTTTTTGTTGACTTTGGGGAGCATGTTATATATAATTGATGTGTCATTTATATATAAAGGATATTGCGATATGTCACAAGGGCAAGGTGGTGGACAGCCAAAAAAATTTACGTCAGTTAAAAAAATGGAGATCATGATCGATAAATATTTTGAGAGCTGCGATCAAACTGGGCGACCTTACACAATCTCCGGACTTGCGCTTGCTCTAGATTGTGATCGCAGGACCATTCTAAACTACCGAAAAATTGACACATATCAAAAGTTTTTTCTCACTTTAAAAAAAGCTGTGCAAAAATGTGAGAATTATGCCGAGGAAAAACTGTTTAACGGTCGTAATGTCGCAGGGGTTATTTTTAATCTAAAAAATAACTATAAATGGGAGGATAAACAGGAGGTTGCGCACGGTGTGAGCGACGATCTAAAAGGTGTTTTAGAGACAATCGATGGGAAAAGCCCACTAAAACGTATTGAAAATAATTATGAGACAATATTAAGTGACTGATAATTTTAAATATTCAGACTATGTGAAATACCTATCAGATCAGCGGTGGCGGCTTGATCATTTATATACGATAATTAACGCGGAGGGCGAGGAGATAAAGTTTGAGCTTAATCAAGTTCAGGCGCAACTATTTGAAAATCTTTGGTATAATAACGTAGTACTCAAATCAAGACAGCAGGGGATTACGACATTTGCATGTGTTGATTTTTTAGATACATGTCTTTTCAAAAAAAACATAGCGGCCTGCATCATAGCGCATAACCGGGAAGATGCAGAAAATTTCTTTTATCGTAATATTTTAGCACCTTATGAAAAATTACCGGAAGAATTGAAGTCATTAATTACGCTAGAAAAAGAAACTGAACGTGCACTAAGATTTTCAAACGGATCGTCAATCAGGGTTACAACGTCAGGTAGGTCCGGGACCTTCCAGCTCCTGCATGTTTCGGAAATGGGAAAAATGGATGCCAAATTTCCCCAAAAAGCAAAAGAGGTCAAATTGGGCGCGCTGAATGCTGTGCACGCCGGGAAATCTATCACTATAATAGAGAGCACGGCAGAGGGCCGAGAGGGCATTTTTTTTGATCACTGTGAATCAGCACAGAAACTAAAAGCTGATAAAAATCGAGAACTTAGCGTGATGGATTTCAAATTCTTTTTTTTCCCGTGGTACAAAAGTCAGCTCAATCAGCTACACGATCCACGAGTAATAATCAATAGCCGATTGACGACATATTTTGACGATATTGAGCGTGAGAAAAAAGTCAAAATTCCAATGGCTTATCGTAGGTGGTACGTAAAAAAAGAGGAGTCTATTGGATTTGATATAAAACAAGAGCATCCATCGACGCCAGAGGAGGCGTTTGAGGTGTCTATTGAGGGCGCATATTATACGACTCAATTCCGTAAAATCCGTGAGACCGGGCGTATTTGCTCCGTGCCCCACAGAGAGACCAATCTCGTAGACACATGGTGGGATCTCGGATATCGAGACGAGATGGTGATTTGGTTCACCCAGGACATGGGTCGAGAAATCCATGTCATTGATTTTTATGCAAATTCAGGTGAAGGGTTTGGACATTTTGCAGAAATCTTGGAACAAAAAAAATATAGATACGGTCGCCACACCCCGCCGCATGACATCGACAACCATGTGCTGTCTGCACAAACAAACAGGCAGATGGCAGCTGATGTCGGGATTATGTTTGAGGAGGCATCCCCAAAATTGAGCATTGACGTTGGCATCGGGATGGTTCGAAAAATCCTAGGGATTTGTTGGTTTGATGCCAGTGAGGCGGAGGAGGGACTCAAATCGCTCGAAGCGTACCGAAAAGAATGGAATGATCGCCTGGGATCATATCATGATAGACCTCTACACGACTGGTCAAGTCATGCGGCGGATGCGTTCCGCACATTGGCTACAGCGCATCAATTCAACAATCAGTTTATAGCCACCGCCCGCTCGCGTGTAGATTCCGGGATAATTGAAAGATCAAACCGCAGAGCCGACCCCCGTGGTTGGGCTGCGTAATATATAAGGATGGATAATAGATGCCAGATGAGTCTACATTTAACATTGACGATTTTTTGCAAGAATCCTCCGGAAAAGGGTACGGCGAATACGAGTCCGAAAATCTTTCCGATGGATTTATCACTGATGATCCAGCGATTAAGTCACTTGCATCGTATGGTTTGACGGCGTGGGAAGCCGCTAAAAACTCAAAAACAGAGATTGAACGGAGACTATTTAAATCAGAGCGAATCAGGCGTGGTGAATATGACCCGGAAGAATTAGAGGCCATTAGACTGTTTGGTGGATCAGCTGTATATATGCTGCTCGGGTCGATGAAATGCAGGGCAGCCAAATCATGGATTACAGATATCATGATACCGGTCGGGGAAAATATAGGGAGTGTGGAGCCGACACCGGTCCCAGAACTCGCTGGGAGCAAGCTCGATACAATACGTGAGATTGTCACGTCCGAGGCATCTACAATCCTGGTGGAAAACCCAGAACAGCCCGTAACCCCGGCGATGGTTGAGGATCGCATGGATTTTTATAGGGATATGGTGTTGACGCAGGAGCGAATCAAAGCAAAAAAAGTAGCAGTTGAGCAAACTGATTATATGCAGGATCAACTGGTTGAGGGCGGGTTCTACGATGCATTAAAATCAGCTATAGATGATTTTTGCACATATCAGGCGGCTTTCATCAAGGGTCCGATTGTGTATTCTGATCCGGTTACGGTGTGGGATGATGACAATAATTTTTCCGTCAAGCGCAAAGAAAAAAGATATTGGGAGCGCGTGAGTCCGTTCGATATTTATTTGTCCCCTGGTTCAAGGACCCTCAATGACGGATACCTGATTGAGAGGCTGAGATTAAGACGCAAGGATTTAAATTCATTCATCGGCGTTGATGGATTCGACGAGGAAACAATTAGAACAATTCTGAAAGAATACGGTCAGGCAAGTTTTACGGAGAATTGGCTATGGACTGACCAGGAACGAGCTAATTTAGCAAGCCGTACAAACGAGCAGATGGACCCGGACGCGTTAATCGAATGCCTGAGCATATGGGCTGACATTCAAGGGTCAATGCTGATTGAGTGGGGATTTTCTGAGGATGACGTGCCCGACCCCGATATTGATTATGCAGTCAATTTTTATTTAGCCGGGGAATATGTTTTCATGGCGCGATTAAACCCAAATCCAATGGGCAATAGACCATATTTTAGCGCTGCATATGATCCGCATCCCGAGTCGGTGTGGGCGCAGAATAGCCTGCCGGAAACTATCGCTGATTGTTGTAAAATGTGCAACGCGGCTGCCAGAGCATGCGCAAACAACATGTCATTTGCATCGGGTCCGCAAGTCGAGGTTGACGTGTCTCGGATTGATCCGGCGGAGGATATAGAGCAGATTATACCATTGCGGATTTGGCGGACAACCAGGGATGCTGCTGGTAGTGGCAGACCTGCGGTAAATTTTTATCAGCCGACTATGAACGCTGATCCGTTGCTTAAAATTTTTAAACATTTTTATGATCAGGCCAGCGAACAATCCGGCATCCCTAATTATGTTTATGGGTCGGAGAAAGTCGGTGGCGCCGGTTCAACGGCCAGAGGCTTATCGATGCTCATGAACGCTGCTGGGAAAACCTTAAAAAACCTCGTATTTTCGATCGACAGGGGTATTGTTATACCGGCGTTTAAAACTCTGTGGGTTGATATTATGCTCAATCCGGATGACAACGTGCCTAAAAAAGGCGATGTCAAGATAATAGCTCGGGCAAGCGACTCATTAATTGTTGGTGAGCAGTTGGCATCATTGAGGCAAGAATTTTTGAATTTTACCAGCAATCCAATAGATAGGCAGATTATGGGGGTAGACGGAAGAGCGGCGTTATTGCGCGAGCAATCCAAAGAATTAAAAATGCCGGATGGTGAAGTCATACCTTCTAAACAAGACTTACAATCAAGGATGCAGCAACAAGCCATGAACATGAGACCCGAGGAAGAAACAGGGGTTGCATAATGATGATAAAAATTTCCGATCATCTGTACGAGGCGGCTGCAAGGCTGCGAGGTAATAATAATTTTGATAACATTTTAGAAGAAATTGAAAAAATTATTAAAGCGGTATCTGCCGAAACCATGCAGGAGCGAGACGACATCACGTTGAGACGGCAGCAAGGGGCGGTTATAGTATTGTCAGAGCTATCGGATGCCTTAAAAAACGCTGCTGATATCATAGCTAAAAAAAATAAAAATAAAAAGCGCACAATAAACAACATATAATAAAGGAGGTTTAAAAAAAACAATGGCAAGATATGAAAATTTAAGCGTGGGGCAGCTCCAGGTTGACAACATTGTCAACGGGACGTTTAGCGCGTGGCCTTTCCCGCACCGCAAACTGTTTGTTGACCCGGGCGGAATTCTTTCCGATTACGGCATGGACGATGTATATTTAACCTTGACGGCAGCCGAGGAAGCTGCGGTCGCTAATCAGCATGATACGGTTTATATCGTGTCTGGTTCCACCAGCTTGAGCCTCACTGCCGAGCTTGCATGGGATAAAAGCTACACACATTTGATTGGTTGTTGTGCTCCGTCTACTATCGCCAATCGGGCCAGGATTTTTAATTCCGGGGAAGAGATTGCTAACCTGCTTAATATCTCCGCTTCCGGTTGTGTATTCCAAAATTTTTACATTTTCCAGGGTGGCTCGGCTGCTACAGCATTAGGCAATACGACTATTTCAGGTGGGCGAAATTATTTTGACGGCGTTCATTTTGCCGGTATGGGTCACGTCACGGCATCGGCTGAGACTGGGGCATTTTCGTTAAAATTGGATGGCGCAGAGGAAAATAAATTTGCCAACTGTACCGTAGGTGTTGACACCGCTGTACGGTCTGGGGCTAATTCCCAGGTAATACTTGATTCAGATGCTCACCGAAACGAATTTGTTGACTGTAAATTCCTGTCGGCATCCTCAGTTACGACTGCTGTTATGGTTAATCTGGCCGATACGAGTGCCGCTTTGCGGT